AATAGAACCTTTGTCTAATGTGCAACCAAAGTCATCTTTCATAAACTGTGGGAATGTGTCTGAAACTTGGTCACTGATACGGTCATACAGAGCAATAGCACTATCCATATTCAACTCCATATCCTCTGGCAAGGCTGGAGTGGCTGTAAAATACACAGAGTCTGTATCACCATAGACTAGTGTATCACCTGTATGGTCGTATCTTCCTGTGAGCAACTCATTCACTTTTGCTCCCATGTGGCGGGTGATCCGCCTACCCGTTAATGTAGTACTCTGACCAATACGTTTGTCAAAGAACCTACATCCTGGATTCAATATCGCTCCATAGAGCGAATTCAAATTAATCTTTTTAACTAATTGCCTCTTATCCCAAAAGGCTATATCGGCATCTGATGTTGCCTCTTTCTTTTTTGTTTGTAATTGTTGTCTTTCTTTATACCAACGTTCTAATAGTCCTGGAACAATACCTTGAAAGTCTGTTTTAAATATAGTACCATTAGCACTAATGTTCCAAGGCTGACCACTATTGAATACTAAGTTGTAAACATCTGCACCAGTAACTTCTACACTAGTACCATCCTCCATATCAAGATGCATTACTTTGTTTACGTCTTTCTCCATAACCATTTCATATTCATTGGTACCAAACTTACCTAGCCATGCATCAGCAAAAGACATCTTCTCTAACTTCTGTTTGCTTTCTATTTCTTCATCAGTATAATCTAGTCTAAGTTGTCCTACAATAGTTTCTGGAGCCATGTTCAATGCTCTAAACACACTAGGATATAGACTGTTTATGTCCATACTGCCTATCCAATCATGGTATCCTTTCTTAGGGAATGCCACATAGGCACCTGCCGCCGTAGTATTTTCTTCTTTATTTGGCTTAGGTCTATCAGGAACAGCATAGCCACGTTTGTGTGCTTCATTGATAATTGCTTGTTCTGTTGTTGCCACAGCACCCATTGTTGTAAAAAGTAATACAGTATTGTCATGTGCAATAGTGTTTGCCAAATCTATAAACTGTAACTTCTTATCCATGTTTGCTATCAGCATCACGTCTTGTATGTTATATTCTAAGAACTTATGGAAATCATGATTATATAATCTATCTAAACTACCTTCATAGGCAACTTTCTTCTCACCTAACTCCATCTCTCCAATGTAGTCTAGTCTATAACTGTGTCGTTCTTCATAGTTAAATTTACGATACAGTTGCATATAATCCAAATGCACTCTACCCAGCAAGTCATAACTTTGTCTCTCTTCACCAAAGTTATCATAACGTCTTTCTTTTGGAAACTGGTCCCACAAACATAACTTACGAGTTTCGCTTTTACCTAATACTTTAATAATACGATTGATTGTATAAGGAATATCATATCCTTCACTGTTCCAACCACTTAGTATATCTGCATCATCTATCAGTTGTAAGAATACCTTGAGCATCTCTGCTTCATCTTTGAACAATATTACTTCTGGCAACTTATCAGCAATGTTCTGTGCTTGTTCCCAATCCAATGTCTTAGGTGGCACAGCCAAACATACCATAGCATCCATCCAGTCCATGTACACACCAATTGCTGTGATAGGCATGAATGCTTCTTCTGGTGGACTGAATCCTTTAATAGGATCAAAGTCTACTTCAATATCAAAAAATGCTGTATGCAGTTTGGGAGAGTCTACACCTTCGTAATGTTGTGCTAGTGTTTTATTGAGTGGCTTAATGTCTGTTTCATATAGCCTGCCAGTCTTTCTATTAATTGCTACGTTCTTCTTAAAGTCCTTACTGTTAGCACACCTAACTTCAGTCAATGGCTCTCCATAGACACTTCTTGCCTTACCTCTTGGGTCTTGATAGTAAAAATTATAAACTGGCTTGTGAGTAACTAATACTCTTTTACCGTTGACTCTTTCTGAGACATGTACTACATCTCGAGTACGGTCGTGCCATGCATCAACATAACTCATTTATTTTCCTATTAAAGATTATCTTTGCCAACTGCCGCCAAAATAGTTTCAAGTTCATCGAACTTATCACTTTCTTCGCCAAAGTTAGCCTTGTGTGCTACTTTAATTGCTTTGTTTAGGATTGCAGGTCTAATGTCCATTTCCTCTGCGATTGCTTTCACAGTCTCTCTTAGTCCTACTTGTAATGCATCAACCTCGTATAATACTTGGTCGCCTTCTTGTATGAGTCTTTTTAGTCTTGCGACTTCTTCTGAATTGAATGTTCTATTAAATGCCATATTGTCCTCTGTGTATGTGAAATATTTATAACCATTTAAGTATTATATATTCAGTTCTTGGCAAAGTCAATAAAAATGATAAATACAGTAGTACACACAAAGGAGACCATAATGGCAGATGTAGAAAAAAAGACTGTACAGATAGAACTTGAAGTCGATACTAAAACAGTAGACAGCAGTAAGAATCCTTATCAAGGTTGGATTGATTTAGCAAAGGCAATAGATGCCTGGAGAATATTTCCACGTATGTTTTTAAGTGTTTATATTTTCTTACTATACTATTCAACTATGTGGTTCATGGGACTGGAAAATCCATCACTTGAACAATCAGGATTGATAAGTATTATTGTTGGTGCTGGTGCGGCTTGGTTCGGACTATACGCAGGAACTAGCAAAAATAAAGGCGGTGATTAATGTTTTTAAAACACTTTGTAAGATTTAATACTAGAGACGAACTAGATGACTATGATGTAATTGAATACTTCGACATCGTACAAAGTGTTGTGCCTTCTAAAATTGTTAAAGGTGTTAGTGTAGAAGATAGTGAAAAAGTTAGTGTTGACGTTTTAATATATGAAGATGCTGATAAAGACGGACCTATCTATATACATGAAATAATACTTGAAGATGAAATAAGTGAAGAAGAAGGTAACAGAATATCACAAGAACTGATAGAGGAATTTCCGGATCAAGACCCATTTACATTCGAAGCATCAATCGAAATATAATGGCAATAGACAAACACGGCATACCCTTTCACCCATCTGAATATAATCCAGATTACCCTAGAATTAAATGTAAAATTTGTGGACTAATGAATAGTTGTGAGCATGGACTTACAGATGTTGATCCTTGGTATCCAAGACTGCCAATACTATTAGAAGGTGGCATGGTACAAAGCATAGATGATTTTGTATTAGATCCTTGGACAGAATTTACATTACAACGAATAGTTGATACAGATATATCTAATCATAAACTTATAATCAAAGACTTTTTACACCCAGAACTAATACAAGAATGTTTAGACAACTGGCCCAAAGAGTTTTATCACATAGAAGTAGAAGGTAGAACTCAACAGGATATAGATTACAATATGGCATATCAAATAATGTTTAATAAAGTATTAGACCATGAGTATGTCAAGTGTGCTATTGCAGATAAATTTGAACTAGAAGTAGAATATAAGACAGATGCTTGGCTTTGGGAGGACACAGAAAAGTTTACAATTAATGATGTGCATGTAGATTATGACAAGTTTAATATTACATTTGGATTATACATGCCATTAGATGACAGCATAAAAGAATATGGAACACAATTTTGGGAACCTAAAACAGAAGAACTTGACCTTGGCAAAAGTCTTATAAGAGAAGATTGTAACCTAATTGACCAAGTACCTTTTATATCTAACTATGCATATTTTATGCCAAGAACAAATAACAGTTGGCATAGCAGTCCAATAATAGACAAACCAATGACGAGAAGACATGTTTACGGATATTACTCAGCAGTTTGAACACATAAAGAAACGTATAGAAGAAACACCTGTACTTACAGAACCGTGGCCTCATATGTTTATTACAGAATTATTCACTCCAGAGTTTTATAGAACAATATGTGAGTTTGATAAGTTTGAAGGGTTTGATATAGATAACGAACATGGTAGAATACAACATACTTATAATGAATACAACGAAGAGTATGAACAATTTACTAGCAATTTGTTTTCGTTGCTAAGTGCAAAGTTTGAATTTCATACAGACACACCTGTACCAGCAACTACAAATTTTTGGGAAGACTCATCCATGTTATCTATAGATGATGTCCACGTCGATGCATTCTATGATACATTGTTTACTATTAGTGGTCAGGTATATCTACCTGTAGACATTAGTCAAAAAGAATATGGAACAGCCATGTACAAGTACATAGGCAATAACTTATCAGAAGATGCTTTACAAGATAAAGGTACAGCACATCCACATATTGCTACTAACTTAGATAATTTTAAACTAATAAGACGTGTACCTTTTTATCCAAACTGTATGTTTGTTACCACTAACAATAAGGACAGTTGGCACCGAGCACCTGATATTGCAGAAGGTGATGTGAGAAAAAGTTTAATGTGGCGTTGGAA